AAATAGTGAGGTTTGTCAAGCGCTCTTAAGAAATGATTACAATTTTGCATTAAATGCTGCGTACAAAATGCAAAGCATAGTGGGCAAAGAAAATTATTTCATAGAAATACAAGATCATGGAATAACAGAGCAGAGAAAAATTTCTAAGAAACTTATAGAGATAGCAAAAGCTATCGACGCTAAAGTGATTCCTACCAACGACTGCCACTATGTTCATCAGCACGATGCTAGGTCGCATGACATAATGCTATGTGTGGCCACTAACTCTAATATACATACTCAAAATAGATTTTCTTTTTCCGGTGATAATTTTTATTTGAAATCTTATGAAGAAATGGAGTTATTATTTAATCAAGATTGGTTAAAGAATACTATGTCAGTTTGCGATATGGTTGATATTAACTTGAAGTTTGGAGAAATACATTTTCCAAACTTTCCAATTCCAACAAAAGAGACATCAACAGAATATTTTGAAAGATTAGCCTGGGAAGGTTTAAGAAACAGATACGGCAATAGTCTTCCCCAGAATGTAATTGAGCGAGCAGAACACGAAATAAAAGTCGTAAAAGAAATGGGTTTTCCGGAATACTTTTTAGTAGTATCCGACCTTGTCAGATGGGCTAAAACAAATAACATAAGAGTTGGTTGGGGCAGAGGTTCTGCAGCGGGTAGTGTGCTGTCCTACGCTTTTGATATTACAAATTTAGATCCGATTAAATTTGGTTTGTTGTTCGAAAGATTCTTGGTTGAGGGGAGAAAGTCAATGCCCGATATTGACTTAGACTTTGACGATAGATATAGGGATAAAGTTATTGAATACGCAAAAAGTAAATACGGAGAAGACAAAGTAGCCCACATATGCACATTCAACAGAACAGGCGCTAGACAATCTATAAGAGACGCAGCAAGAGCGCTTGGTTTTGATTACACTTCTGGAGATAAAATAGCAAAGCTCGTTCCCCCTCCGGTGTTGGGCATCTCAAAAAACTTGCAAGAATGCATGGAAGTTACTGAGTTTAAACAAGCGTATGATTCAGATTCGGATTCTAAAACAATAGTAGACGCAGCATTAGGGCTCGAAGGTGTTGTAAGGCAAACGGGTATACATGCTGCGGGTGTTGTGATATCAAAGAAATCTTTAATAGAATATTTACCCGTTATGCAGAAAGGAGCAGACTCACCCTTAATCACGCAATGGGACATGGGTAGAGTTGAACAATGCGGCCTGCTGAAAATAGATTTTCTTGGCTTAAGAAACCTAGGAGTTATTGACGAATGCATATCTACAGTAAAGAAGACTCGTAATAAAAATATTGTTTTAGATAATATAAATATCGCAGATAAAAAAACTTATGCGGAGCTATGTAGGGGGAACGCCATAGGTGTCTTTCAGCTTGAGTCAAGCAGTATGCGTGACATGATGGTTCAATTGCAACCTAAGTCTATAGAAGACATAATGGCGCTTATTTCTCTTCATAGACCTGGGCCAATGGGTTCTGGAATGGATAAATTATACATAGAAAGAAAACATAAAAAATCAAAAATAGTATATGATCATCCAAAGCTAGAGAAAGTGCTAGGTCAATCTTTGGGGATTATGCTCTATCAGGAAGACGTACTCGGTGTCGCTAAAGAGTTGGCCGGGTTCAGTTCTGCTGAGGCAGACGATCTTCGTAAGGTCATAGGCAAGAAACTTATGGACAAGATTGCAATGTTTAGAACAAAATTTGTTGAAGGCTGCGTTAAAAATTCAGGTATAGCTGAGTATAAAGCTGAAAAAATATACTCTGACATAGAGTACTTTGGTGGGTATGGTTTCAATAGAGCTCATGCGGCAAGTTACGCAATGGTTTCTTATATAACTGCATATTTAAAAACTAATTTTACGGCTGAATATATGGCAGCGCTGCTTACCTCTGTCGCCGGCAATAAAGATAAACTATTCTTGTATCTCAATGACTGTAAAAAAATGGGTATAAATGTTTTGCCACCGTCAATTAATGGTTCTGGAATTACTTTTCAGGTCAAAGATGAAAAGAACATAGTCTTTGGCTTAGCCTCGATTAACGGTATAGGGCTGTCTATAGCCGAGGCCATAGTCAAGTGCAGAGACGAGTCCAAGCCATATATAAACGTATTTGATTTTTATAGAAGATGTGATCCAGTTATTCTAAAAAAGTCTACCTTAGAACACCTCACCAATTCTGGAGCTTTAGATGAGTTAATTGATCAAGCAGATTTCGAAGAAGGGGAAGTGCATCGCTCAAAAGAATTATCTATTCTAGAAAAAGAAAAAGAAGAACTTGGGATTTATGTTACCAAGCATCCGCTAGAAGGAATATGGGATGCGATGAGGCAGGATATAGACGCAGAAATGATAGACGTGCCTGATATGCAGTCAAATTCTTTTGTCAAACTTGGCGGAATTATAACTTCAAGTAAAAAAATTATAACCAAAAAAGGTTCTAAGATGTACAAGTACACCCTGGAGGATCCGACTGGTGAGCTAGAGGTTGTTGTTTTTCCCAAGGACGCCAAGTCCTACTCTGATGACTATTTCAAGGTTGGAGAAATGGGATATGTTCAGGGTGTTTTAAATAAAGAAATAAATGATGAGAATTTAAATTATAGATTGTTCTTAAGTAAGATGGAAAAAATAAGTAATGAGGTTAATTTATCTGGTAAAATTATAAACCTAAATGTTAAAAACTTATCCCACGAATCTTTTGAACAAATATGTGATATAATAAATTCAAACAACGGCAATAGACCAGTAATCTTAAATGTAGAAAATGAATACGGTAAAACATCTTACCGTTTCAATAAAACTACAAATAAAAAAGCTGAAGAACTAATATCTAAGTTAATTTAGAGGAGAGACAAATGGCCGCAAATGGCACCTATCAAAATCCATCTACAAAAGAATGTTGGCAGTACTGCTTTTCTTGCGGTAGATGCGAAAACAAGGGTAGATACGACAAATGCAAAAGCTGTAGCGGCAGATATGATCCTCGTGGGATTATAGACGCTCATCCGGAAGACTACTGTGACTGTCGAAATGGTGTACTTAGATGGAAAACAAGCACTGGTAGAATAGTGATAACGAGATGATGCCGGTTCTGTTCAGATTGAGCAAAAGACTCAAGACGAGAGAGACTGGGATTCATATGTTAAAGATACTAGAGAAAAAATGAATGATCCAAAATGGAATCCAATAACAATTGTTAACGAAGACTGATAGGAGAATAGTATGATCAGAAAAGAAAATGGAAGAATTTTATTAGACAATATAGTTTTGACAGAGTACGAAGATGGGCACAATGATTCTCGGAAGTTTCATGAACTATCATATCCAGTGTGGAATTGTTGGTTTTTTTGCCAACGAACAAGAACTTAAATCACTTTACAGTGTTTTAAATTACTATTATAATCTCGACGCAATAAATGATGTCGTTGTAAGCATAAATGATTACGGCGTTGATGATCAAGAAACATCGGAAGTTTAAGGAAAATAATGAAAAAAAACTACTACGAAGAAATGGAACTAGGCGATTCTGGGTGGATTGTAACTCCGGATGGCTACAGAAACATTCACAATAATCATACGATTGATCACATGGGTAGAGAATTTGATGAGAACGGAATTCTTATTTACGATCCAGAAGCCGAAAAAGATCAGCAATGATATCAATCAGGCCAGCCTACAGTATCAGTGAGTTAGAAAAAATATCTTTAATGGATCTATCCTATTCAAGGATAGATGCCTATATGTCTTGTCCGGCAAAGTATTTTTTTTCTTACATTAAAAAAGAACCAAGAAGATTTGGTGAAGCAGCTGCTCTTCGGGAGCATGGTTCACTTGGTCTTGGAGGAAACACTCGCCAAGAAAAAACCAGTTGATCTTAATGAATTAAATAAAAGCTACCTGGAATCAAGGTCCAGGTTTGATCCAGAACAAAAAATCAATGACGAATTAATATCTGTTGGTCAACAAATTATAGAAGAATTTTACGATAGACACGCAGGTGAAGAATTCAGGATTGAGCACAAAGAAAAAGAATTTAATTTTGTAATTGGGCTTTTTAATGTTAATGGATATATTGATAGAATTGATGAATACAAGGACAGGGTTGAGATCATAGATTACAAAACCCGGTAAATGGGAAGTTTCATCTAAGGCGGTTAAGGATAATCTTCAGCTTGGAATATACGCTCTGGCTGTCAGGCAAATGTATCCAGACAAAGAGTTGTACGCAGAGCTGTATTATCTCAGGTCTGGCAATAGAAAAGGTCACATATTTACGGATGATGATTTGGAAAATGTAAAGTTAAATATATTAAATATTGGGAATAAAATGATAAATGACTTTAACTTTCCTCAAACATCTAACGAAAGAGCGTGCAGAATGTGCGATCACGCAATTTCAAAAGCGTGCGCCACTGGGGCAAATCGATTAAAGAAAATGAAGGCATAAAAAATAAGACCTCCTTGCTGCAGGAGCGCAGCAAGGAGGGTCTTAAGGGCAATCAATTAGCTCTGTACCGGGTTGTTAACAGAATCCTGAACACCGTCGAAAGCGTGACGCTGAATCAGCGATGTTGCTTCCTCGGTGGTGAATCCGGCCTCTTCAATCAGACTAACTACATAGTCTGTAGCCGTGCTGGTGGAGCTGTTGATGATGGTTTCCATTGTTGACATGACAACCTCCTGGTTGTGGTTTGTTTTTTTGTATAAATTAATGTATAATATACTTAACGAATATTACACCAATAAGGATAGCATAACAAACATGAACATTGTCGAGCCGAAAGACTTCTTTTTGGAGTTCTCCCAAAAATCTAGCCATCCAAACTTTAAACTTATTTCAGATAAGTATATTGACGAATCCATACTTGCAGACGACAGTATAGCAGCAAAGCGGAGGCAAAGGCAACGTCTATCAACATACAAAAACTGGATTTAGAAAAGATCTTAATCTAAACTTGCGATCAGCTTGGGAAGCAAACTTTGCGCGTATCGCTAAAACATACGCGATCAAATACGAATTCGAACCAAAAGTTTTTACGTTTCCAATAAAAAGAGGAACCAAAGCTTACACTCCTGATTTTTATTTTACAGACTCAGATCAATGGATAGAGATAAAAGGATACTTAGACGATAAGAGTAAAATAAAAATAAAAAGATTTAAGAGATATTATCCACTTGAGTTTGAGAAATTCACAATGATAATTAGCAAGTACTCTACGGACGCAAAGAGTTTTGTTGAAGAACTACAAATACCTAATGTAATCTTTTATGAAGATATGAGAGATTTTTATTCTAAAATAATATACAAATGGGAAGGAAAATAGGATGGCTGCTTACAAGGAGCAATATTACTCGCTAAGTGAGACCGAAATGCAAGATCTGCTTGAAAAAGCAAAGAGTGGTAGTGAGAAATCTCAACTGGAACTTTTAAAAGTTTTTAATAACTTTTTAACAAAGTACACAACAATGCTGTACGTTGGCAAATACAGCCTTAAAGACTACGACATTAGGAGATTTATATCTCTGTTTGTTAAAGATAACTTTGCAAGAATAAAATTGTCCAGGAACAAAATAGATAGCGCAACCATGAAAGTCGTTAATGAAGCTATGAACGGAATCAATTACATGATTAAAAGGTATTGCGATGAAAGGGATGTAAGGCAAACAGTTGAGATGACCTTTTTTCAATGCGTTAAAAGGTATCAAAGAAAAGATTCGGAGAAAGGACCAATACCGTTTAGTGCATTTTTATATAGTTATTTTTTCTATCTCTTAAAAAAGAATGTTGATCTTTTTTTGATAGATCAACTTGGAAGAAAAAGTTTTCCACTTATAGACAACGATGACTACGAAGAGGAAGAAAGCGGAGAAAAGCAAGTGGGGTTTAGACCGCCTCCAGTTGAAGTTAATATGGATTTAATAATTTCTACAGAACCAATAGATGAAATGTGGGTATTAGGAACTACCGCTAGTGAACCTTTCCTACAACTTACCATACAGGAAAGGCAACTGCTAAAATGGAGGTACGGAGACGGAAAGAAATCATCTGAGATAGCCGACAAAACTACTGAGCATGCCAATACGGTAAGAGAACATATTGGAAAGATAAAAGATAAGATAAGAGATACAATTAAGCAATCGAACATGGAAGAATATCTTTGGTACATTAGGGAGTAATAGATGGTCGATAATAATCAAGAGCATATACAAAAATTACTATCTGCCTTTCTTGGCCCTGAAATAGCTCAGGTTGTGAACGCATATGGTTCTGGTGATAACTATAAAAAATACTTTGTGGAAATTCCCGAGATGGATAATATTGATCTTGGGGTTCATGACTTAGCCAACTTGGTCGCAAAAACATCAAATGCGTTTGGTAGAGCAACTCGTTTTGCTGGTATGGCTAGAGCTAATTTTAAGTTAAGCGAAGGACAATATAAAAGAGTTTACAAAAAAAACAGAACAGGAAAAAACGAAGCAGAAAGAGAAGCAGCAGCTTTGTCCGCTGCTGAAAGAGAATATGATGCAATGGTTACCGCAGAAGCTCTTGTCAACCTAGCTGAATCCATGGAAATGTCCTCCCGAATTGCTTCAGAGTCTGCGAGAAAATTAATGGACAAAATACAATCCATGCAGATAGCATCTGCAAGAGAAGAAAAAGGATTTCATATCGAAAAGGAGTCGGTTGATTTTTAGTATGAATAAATTTATAGCTTTATACAAATGTGTTTCAGGTCCGGATGAGTTTTATTCAGAGATTAGGAGCAGCATTGACTACCCTGCTCAAGTAATGTATAAGTCCAAAAATTATACGCTCTTCTCCACAATGATCATCACCTCTTCCATGCAAGAGAAAAGACTTATCGATTCAGCGCACGATAGAAACATAGACTGTTACGTTAAGTTGAGCTAATGCACATAGAAGTTTTTTGCGATGGCGCCTCAAGAGGTCAAGGTCAGAAAAAAATAGGTGAAGCTTCTTGCGCTGTTGTCGTTTATAAGAATAGAAAAAAAGTAGCACAATTTGCCAGAGGTTTAGGTAAGCGAAGTAATAATGAAGCTGAATATGAAGCGGTAATAGCGGGTCTTTTAATTTGTAGCATGTCTGATTTCTTGGATCCAATTTTATATACTGATTCTGCTGTTGTTGCAAATCATATTAACGGAAATTGGAAATGCAAAAACAAAGCCCTTTTACCGCTGCTTGTAACTGTTGAAGATATAAAAGAAGAGTTTAAGTTTAGATTGGTTCAAGTGCAGAGAAGTTTTGTTTGGGAACCCGATGCTTTGTGTAATCAATTTTTGGATACGCTAGAAAAAAGGAAATCTCGTCTGTGACATGGTATAATTAATCTATGGACATTAATTTTGATTTAACTAGACCAACATTGATTGGCTTAGCTGGCAAAGCTGGCTCCGGAAAAACTTCAGTGGCAGAACAAATATGCCCAAAGGCAGCTATTGGACTACCAAAGGTAGAAGGCTTAACCAAAGACGTGTTATGGGATCATATTTTTTATGCCCTTCCTTTATATGAAATGGCCGGTATAAAGAAATCAATAAAAGGACTTAATGAAAAATCTAGAAAAAAACACGCTATACACAATGTGCTGTATGATTTGTACGGGGGCAGCCCTATAGGTAACATGCCCGATTACGATACTATGGTTGAGAAAGTCAATCAAATCTACGCCATGCCAATCGAATCGAACGATACCAAGCCTAGATCATTTCTACAAAAAGCTGGGGACATTTGTCGAGATGGCTACCCCAATTGTTTTGCTGAGTGGGCAATTCTTAAATCCTACAGACTTTATAGAAACTATATTTCATCTTTGGGAGAAGATCAAAACCCGATTCCTTTTTATGTCATAGTTTCAGACGTCAGATGTCCGAACGAAGTTGAGGCGATACAAAAAATGCCGAATGGACATGTGATATACTATTCGGCTACAGAGGAAACTTTAAACAAAAGACTTTTTAAACGAGACGGCCATTTACCAAATCAAGAACACAGATTGCATCCCACAGAGGCTCAAGCAGACAAGGTAAAACAGATGGCTGATGCTATAATCGAAACAGATAATCTAACAATAGAACAACAGGTAGAAGCTACACTATCAATATTAGGTTTAAAGGAGAAAATCAATGCCTAAAATAAACAAATCTGGTCACGAACAATCGTCTGATTCACCAATTGGTGAGTTTGTTAGCCTAGCAGCTGGCGAAGTTTGTGTTTCCACTAATCCAGTTTTTATATGTGGAGTCAATAGAAAAATAAATATCGGTAATTTTGAAAACGTAGACGTTTATGCGGGTATTTGTTTACCTTTGAATAACGCATCATTAGAAGACAAAGACGCCCTAAAAACTGCGGTTCAAGATGCGGCTACATATGGTTTTGCTCTAGTTTCTAAAGAAACTGGGGATAGGTATTCTTTAATTAAAGAAGCTCAACAAAATCGTCAATAAATTCACCAACATCTTTACTATAATGCTATACTATATATAGGGTTTCAAAACAAAGGAAGATACAAAATGTACAAAATTAGTGATCTTTTAAAGAAGGTAGAAAGTTTTCTTTTAAGAGAAAAAAAGAAAGCCTCAAGTAAAAATCCAGTGTTGTCAATTGTTCCAGATAGTGTTGTTACAGAGTTTATCGATAAGGCAGAGGAAGTAGCTGCGGTTGTTGATCAGGCTTCAGAAAACATTGTTAAGGAAGTGAAAAAGGAAACCGAAAAAGTCGTTAAGGCCGCTAAAAAAACCCCTTCAAAAAAGAAGCCAGCGGCTACAAAGAAAAAGTCAACACCAAAGAAAAGCAACGGTGGTGGCGGTGGTTCAGATCAGCAGATAGTCTAAAAACAATGGCTTTAGCTCAGAGTAGAAAAATTAAAAAAGGTCCCAAACTTCCTAACAAGTAACGAGGAAACATTAATGGCTAAGACAGCTGCGTGGCAACGTAAAGAACGGTAAGGATCCCAAAGGTGGACTAAATCGTAAGGGAGTTGCCTCCTATCGTAAGCAAAACCCAGGATCAAAACTTAAAATGGCCGTTACAACAAAGCCAAGCAAGCTAAAACCGGGATCGAAGGCGGCTAAGCGCCGCAAGTCTTTTTGTGCTAGAATGAGTGGCGTGAAAGGCCCGATGAAAGACAAAAAGGGTAGACCTACACGCAAAGCTTTGGCTTTGAGAAAATGGAATTGTTAATACTATATTAGTTATTCTATAATGAATGTTATTTACAAATAAAAACAAGGAGAAAAAATGTATAAAGCAGGAGACAAAATGTCTGCATACACAATGCCTGGCAAAA